GAACCCATTAGCGTGGTTAGATTGGGTATTAAATGGCGTAGAACATGCTAATTTCTTTGAGAATAGAGCTACAGAATATAACAAAGGTACTGTCACAGGTAATCTTTGGGACTAACCTTACACTTTTAGATGAAAAACGTAATGGAAGATTTAGTTCTGCCTGAAAATGTTAATGACTTTATTGAGTTGTTAAACAAAGTTTACCCTGAAAAATCACCTGATTTAAAAGATGATTCTAAAACTATTTATTTTAAAGCAGGTCAAAGGGACGTAGTTAATTTTATCAACACACTTAAAGAGAGGGATAAATAATATGTGCATGTCAAGAAAAGCTCCACCCGCACTTGTTCAGCCAGTTGCTCCAACACCAGTTAGAGCAGACCAAGAACAAGATTTAGCACCAGAATTAGTAAAAGCTAATGAGGCAGATTTAGACATCAAAAAGAAGAAAGTTAAAAAATCTGGTACAACAGCTTTAAATACTTCTTCAGGTTTGAACATAGCTACTAACACTACAGTCTAATTAGATGGAATACGCAGGTAGTTTACAGAAAGCTCATACAGCTAAAGAACGATATCTTAAACTACAACAAGACAGAGAACACTATTTAGATAGAGCAGAAGAGTGTAGTGAATTAACTATCCCATCACTTATTAAACCTGAAGGTTTTACATCTTCAGATGATTTATACAATCCATTCCAATCAGTTGGTGCAAGAGGTGTCAACAATCTAGCAAGTAAACTTCTTTTATTATTGCTTCCCCCTAACTCCCCATTTTTTAGATTATCAATTACAGGTGACGCTAAAAAAGAATTAGAAGAAAATAAAGACATGAAGACTGACATAGAGAAGTCTTTGTCTGTAATAGAAAAAGAAGTGTCAGGTAAAATTGAACAACTTGCATTAAGAGTTTCAGTATTTGAAGCATTAAAACACCTGATTGTAGGCGGTAATGTATTAACTTACTTACCTAAAAAAGGTAGCATGAGAGTGTTTCCTTTATCACAATATGTAGTTAGAAGAGATGCGTCAGGTAATGTATTAGAAATAGTTGTTTGTGAAAAAGCTAGTATTTTATCTTTAGGTCAAGAAGTATCAGAACAAGTTATTTCTGACCCAGATTATAAGTCTGATGAAGACATAGAATTATATACACATATTTACAAATTAAATGACAATGAGTTTTATGTTTGCCAAGAAGTAAACGGAATTAAAATACCTTCTAGTGTTGGTACATTTAAAAAAGAAAGAATGCCTTACCAAGCATTAAGAATGGTTAGAGTTGACAATGAAGATTACGGCAGAGGATATGTTGAAGAATTTATTGGTGACTTAAAATCATTAGAAGGATTATCACAAGCACTTGTAGAGAGTGCGGCGGCATCATCTAAAATAGTATTCATGGTTAGACCTAACTCTGTTACTAGAAAAAAAGATTTAGCTATGACTAGAAATGGTGACATCATTACTGGTACGGCTGATGATGTGTCTGTACTACAAGCACAGAAACAATATGATTTACAAGTAGTAGAAAGAAGTATTGCTAAACTAGAAGAAAGAATGTCTTACGCATTCTTACTACACACAGCAATACAAAGAGATGCAGAAAGAGTAACTGCACAAGAAATCAGATACATGGCAGAACAATTAGAGACTGCTATGGGTGGTATTTATTCATTACTATCACAAGAGTTCCAACTACCATTAGTTTCAATACTGATGAAGAGAATGGAACAAGCAAATGAAATACCAAAACTACCTAAAGGTACAGTTCAGCCAACTATTATTACTGGTATTGAAGCATTAGGTAGAGGTAATGATTTACAAAAATTAAGAGAATTTGTTGCAGAGATAGGAAATCTTGCACAGATAAATCCGCAAGTTGTTCAGGCATTAAACCCTGATGATTTAATCAAACGTATCGCTATTGGTTTAGGGATTGATACAGATGGTCTATTAAAATCACAAGAGCAACTAGCAGAAGAACAAGCGGCACAAGAAGAACAAATGCAAGAACAACAGATGGTTCAGATGGCAGAGAAAGCTATCCCACAAGTCGCAAACAATCTAACTAAACCACAATAAGGAAACACAAATGGTAGATACAATAGAGATAAAAGAAGCAGAAACTACTAGCGAAAAACCAGTAGAAGATAATGTTACACAAAGTAAACCTGAAGGCTTACCTGAAAAATTCAACAGTGTTGAAGATTTAGCAAAGTCATATTCAGAGTTAGAAAAGAAACTTGGTGACAACAAAGAAGAAGCACCTAAAGAAGATGCTCCTAAAACAGAAACTAAAAATGATTTAGAGGTTGCTGAAAAGGCAGTTGAGAGTGCAGGTTTAAATATGGATAACCTTGCAACAGAGTATAAAGAAAAAGGTGAACTAGATGCTAAATCATACGAAGCATTAGAAAAAGCAGGTATACCTAAAGATTATGTAAACCAGTTTATTGAAGGTCAAAAAGCAATCGCTGACCAACAAGCAACATCTATTAAAGATATGGTAGGTGGTGCAGATGCTTATGCAGAGATGTCTAATTGGGCGGCAGACAATATGTCCGAACAAGAAAAGACAGCTTACAATACAGCCGTTAATTCTAAAGATGTTGAAACTGCAAAGTTAGCAGTCGTAGGATTAAAAGCTAAATTTGAAAGTGCAAATGGTAATGAACCAAGTCTCGTAGAAGGCAAAGGTACAATTACAGGACAAGATGGTTATAGGTCTTGGGCTGAAGTTACTGCCGCTATGGGTGATGACAGGTATTCAAAAGACCCTGCTTATCAAGCAATGGTTCAAGATAAATTAGCTAAATCAGATTTATAATATGTGGTTAGTAGCTTTAAGAAAGCTGTATGACGCAGAGGTTGCGGAGAGTACAGCAGTTATTGATACATTTTTAAAAAATTCTGTTGGTGTTGCAGACCATGATAATTTTATGAAAACTATAAAATCACAGTTTGATAAATTAGTACATGCAAAACATGCCATATCAGAAATTGATGAAATAACTAAAAACGTAACAGAAGGAAAAAACAATGTACGGAAAGAAACCAAAGAAACCAAGTAAAGTGTTAAAAGGTGGACAGAAAAGATTACCTGCCGCTTTAAAAGCTAAAATAATGAATAAGAAGAAAAAAGCATAATGGCAAAGAACGGATTATACGCCAACATTCATAAGAAACGTGCTAGAATTAAAGCAGGTTCAGGTGAAAAGATGCGAACAGCAGGTACTAAAGGAAGACCTACTGCTAAACAATTCAAACGTGCCGCTAAAACTGCGAAAGCATAATGGTTGCTAAAAAACATCAAAGTCCTTCTGGTGGCTTAAATGCTAGAGGAAGGGCTTTCTTTAAGAGTAAAGGACATAACTTAAAAGCTCCAGTCACAGGAAATCCTAAAGCAGGTTCAAGGGCGGCAGGAAGAAAAAAGAGCTTCTGTGCTAGAATGAGTGGAGTATCTGGTGCTATGTCTAAAAACGGAAAACCCACTAGAAAAGCATTAGCTTTAAGAAAGTGGAACTGTAACTAAAAAATAGTTGTGCAACGCTTATGCGTGGCAACTGCCAACTTTAATTTAGCCAAATAACTTGACCCTCTGCGGAGGACAATCTTGACTAAATAACTTTATTGAAGAGGCTTTTATAAACTAACATCAAAAAAGGAGACAATCACATGTCAAACGCAAATCCAGTTAAATTCGGAAATGCTAATAGTGGTTCTACTCGTGATGATGCCCTGTTTTTAAAAGTATTCGCAGGTGAAGTAATTACTTCATTTGACAGAGCTTCAAAAACACAAGGTGCTGATATGGTAAGAAGTATCAGTAACGGCAAATCTGCATCTTTTCCAGTAATGGGAAGAATAGGTGCGGAGTATCACGCAGTTGGAGCTGAAATATTAGGTTCTGCGGTTAACTCAAACGAAAAGGTTATTACAATTAATGACCTTTTAATATCTTCAGTATTCGTATCGAATATCGAAGAAGCAAAAAACCATTGGGACGTAAGAAGTGCGTACTCTACTGAAATGGGTAGAGCATTATCTTTCCAAAAAGATAAGCATATCTTACAAACTATTGGTCAAGCAACTCTAGCTAGTGCAAACGTAACTGGTGGAGACGCTACAACTAACGTAGTAAACACAGGTATCGCATCTTCTACAGATGCTACTGCGGCTAATGCAATGATAGATGCTATCTTTGCGGCGGCTAAAGAACTTGATGCAAACTACGTTCCTTCAGAAGGCAGAAAATGCTTTATGAGACTTGAAGAATACTACAAATTAGCGAATGCTACTAATGCAGTCAATGTTGACTTCAGTGGTGGTGCTAATGGTGGTGTTGCATCAGGAAAAGTTGCAAAAATTGCAGGAATTGAATTAGTACCAGTTCCTCATTTTGTATCTTCTAATGTTACTTCAGGTGCAGACGCAGGTTCAGCAACTAATGGTGGGTCAACTCCTCAAGCAGTTAACCTAGCAAACTTTGTTGCTTTAGTTTCACACCCAAGTGCCGTTGGCACAGTGAAATTACTCGACCTTGCTGTCGAGAAAGAATACGACATCAGAAGACAAGGTACGTTAATGGTAGCTAAATACAGCATGGGTCATGGTGTATTAAGACCAGAAGCGGCAGTCGGAATTAAAGAAGCGGCATAGTCCCTCTTTACTTACATTGGGC